GTTTGAAAAAGCATTTCTCGATCCACTTAATTCTTTGTTGGCATGTGTTGGTTGGAAAGTAAAAGAAGAGGCTACGCTTGAAGGATTATTTGGTTAGGTTACTCATATTGATTATTTTAGTAATAATGTTTATAATGGGTTATTATAGTGAACTATGTAGAGGTGTGTTATGTCCTTAATGGAAAAGATAAAGAAGAATTCAACAATAAAAGATACCAATATTCTTTCAGAATCTAAGTTTTTTAATTCGAAAGATATGATTCAAACACCAGTACCAATGCTTAATGTAGCATTGTCAGGTAAGATTGATGGTGGTTTAACACCAGGTCTTACAGTATTTGCTGGTCCTTCTAAACATTTTAAAACTGCATTTGCATTATTACTTGCAAAATCTTATATGGAGAAATATGATGATAGTGTTGTTTTGTTTTATGATTCTGAGTTTGGTTCTCCTCAGTCTTATTTTGAGTCCTTTGGTATTGACACATCTCGCGTCCTACACACACCCGTCACAGATGTCGAGCAGCTCAAGCATGATAGTATGCAGCAGCTTAATAGTATCGAACGCGGTGATAGGATTATATTTATTGTCGACTCTGTTGGCAATCTAGCATCAAGAAAAGAAGTAGAAGATTCATTATCTGGCAAATCAGTAGCTGATATGTCAAGAGCAAAACAATTGAAAAGTTTGTTTAGAATGATTACACCCCATCTTGCAATTAAAGATATTCCAATGGTTGTAGTTAATCATACCTATAAAGAAATTGGTTTGTATCCTAAAGATGTAGTGTCAGGTGGAACAGGTGTTTATTATTCAGCAGATAATATTTACATTATTGGTAGACAGCAAGAAAAGGACACAACCGGATTAACTGGTTATAACTTTATTATAAATGTTGAGAAGTCTCGCTACGTTAGAGAAAAAACAAAAATAGCAGTGGAAGTAAGTTTTGAGGGTGGTATAAGCAAGTGGTCTGGCTTAATGGATGTTGCATTAAATGGTAAGTTTGTTACCAAGCCTTCAAATGGTTGGTATAGTAGAAAAAACGAAGATCAGAAGTTTAGAATGAAAGATACTTACACGAAAGATTTTTGGTTACCAATTATTTCAAGTGAAGAATTTCAAGATTATATAGAAACAAATTTTAAATCTTCTGGTTCAAATTTAATGACAGGTGATTTATCTGAAGATGATTTAGAGAAAGAGTTTGCTAATGCTACGGAATGATTTATATAAACCATGGTTTGCTGATGAAAAGCAGTGGGGGTTTGAAATACTATCTGGTGATTTTTTAGGTTTAGTTGTACAGTTAGAAAATATTGATATGTTGGAAGAAGCTAAAAATGGCATTGGAGTAAATTATCATATTATTCATAAACCTGAATATCTAACAAAAGATATGATGCAAAGTGAAATGCTTAATCAAACATTTGATCTTATTATAAATGACATATTACAGGAGGCTATGCAAATAAATGACGAATACAATAGAGATAACAATACTAAGGAATCTAATTCATAACGAAGATTATCTTAGAAAAGTAATACCATTCCTCAAAGATGAATATTTCTACGATCAAAGTCAAAAGATCATATTTAACTTAATTAACGAATTTGTTAAGAAATACAACAAAACACCTACAGAAGAGTCACTACAAATAGCACTACAAGATAGTAATACATCTGAAAGTTACTTTGAATCTTGTAAAACGTTAATCAAGACCTTAAATAACGAGAATGTAGACGGTAAATGGTTATATGATACTTCAGAGAAGTTTTGTAAAGATAAAGCCGTATACAACGCTATATTGAAGTGTATATCTATAATTGACGGCAAAGATAAGAAGTTATCTAAAGAAGGAATACCTGATATTCTATCGGAAGCTCTTGGTGTGAGCTTCGATAGAACAGTTGGTCACGATTACATTGATGATGCTGAGTCACGCTATGATTTTTATAATAGAAAAGAAGATAGAATACCTTTCGATTTAGAGTATATGAATAAGATTACACAAGGTGGACTGCCCAATAAAACACTTAATATTGTTATGGCAGGAACAGGTGTTGGTAAGTCTTTATTCATGTGTCATATTGCTTCAAGTATTCTTTCTCAAGGTAAGAATGTATTATATATTACTATGGAGATGGCAGAAGAAAGAATAGCAGAAAGATTGGATGCTAACTTATTAAATATTGAGTTAGATCAGATAAAAGATCTACCAAAGCAGATGTATAATAGTAGAATATCAAAATATTCTGAAAAGACAAATGGTAAGTTAATTGTTAAAGAATATCCAACTGCAACAGCACATACTGGACACTTTAAATCATTGTTGAATGAGTTATCTCTTAAACGTGACTTTGTACCAGATATTATCTTTATTGATTATCTTAACATATGTGCATCTTCAAGATTTAAGCAAAATGCAAATATTAATTCATATACATATATAAAAGCAATTGCTGAAGAATTAAGAGGTCTAGCTGTAGAATATAATCTACCTGTCGTGTCAGCTACTCAGGTAAATAGGTCCGCGTACGGGAGCTCTGATGTAGAATTGACAGACACATCCGAATCATTCGGTTTGCCAGCCACAGCAGATTTTATGTTTGCGCTTGTCAGCACTGAAGAGTTTGAAGAAATGAATCAACTTATGGTCAAACAGTTAAAAAATCGATATAACGATCCAACTATAAATAGAAGATTCATGATAGGTGTCGATAGAGCAAAAATGAGATTGTATGATGTTGATCAATCAGCACAAAGTAACATGATTGATTCTAATAACGGAATGGGCGATAATAAAGATGTAGATTATTCTCTTGATAAAGTGTTTAACAAGGACTTTTCAGGAATCAAAGTATAGGAGAAGGGGTGTATTTAAGTAACACAATAGATAATGCTATAGAAGATAATAGAGATAAGTTTGTATGTAAACAATCTTATTCTGATCTATTGCGTGTACTCAATAATACATTTAGCTATAAAGATCTAAAAATTGTCATAGAGAAATATGAAGACTTTGAACGTAATGAATATAGTTTAAGTGGTCTCTATGATATGGTAGAAGATAAAAAATACATTGTACTTAATGTCTCTAAGAAACATAGAAAGTTTGAAATTAGTAGTATAATGTTTAAAGACTTTAAGTTTTTATTATCACAAGTATTACAACACGAATCATTACATCAATGTCAGTGGTCATATAGACCAGAAGAAAAAGAACCTTGCCATGTTGACTTTAGAGATAACGGTATGGGACAGTCTATAGAAGAAGAAAGAATATATCTGTCCTGCATTGATGAAATAGAAGCATATGGCCATGATATAGCTTTAGAAATAAAACATTATTATCCAAAAACCGATCCGTTGAAAGTATTGAGATATGTTGATAGATATAAAAGAATTACTTCATTCTTCATATATAAAAAAGCCTTTAAGGGAATCAAGTGGGATAATATTAAAAAAAGACTACTGCGTAAAGCATACGATTGGACAAAAGCTAATGGCTGAATATACATTATTTGATTTAATACACATATTATTACTTTTAAGTGCATGCGCCTCGTGCTATATTGCTGGTAAATCAAAAGGTGCAGGTGAGATGTGTGAGATGTTATTAGATGAGAGAATTATTAAAAGTAGTGATTTAGACAAATTGAATAAAAAATATAACAAGTAACACATAGTTGACATGCTATAAATAATATAGTATAATAAAAGGGTAGTTTAACTTTAATTAATTTGGAGATTTAATTTATGAAATTCGATACTTCTACCATTCGTGGTTTTGTTCTTAACCAACTCTTTAACGGTAAAGCTGTTACAGCTGCAACTGTTGCTAAGAAGTTTGGTACATCGTCTAACTCAGTATCTGCTCGTATTAATGAGCTTAGATCAGAAGGTTTTTCGATTTATGGTAATACTGGTACAAATGGTACTAAGTCTTATAAACTTGGTAAGCCATCACGTGCTATGGTTGCTGCTGCATATGCTTCTAAAGGAAGTGCAGTTTTTAGTTAAGTTTGTTATACGGACATGGGCGTACACCTCCTCTCTTCCTCCCGCCCTCCTAAAAATGTCGCTAGATGGTCGTAACTAGCACCTATTTAAGAACCCGCTTCGGCGGGTTTTTTATGTAAATAAAATAGATAAATACTACTATGGCTACATTATCAAAAACAACTCCTGGACAACTATTTAAATATACGTCTGGTATATTAGATAATATTGATCAATCTATAAAAAATAGTAAAAGTGTGAAGGGTGGAGTAAATTCATTTTACATAGTAGATAACGATAATAATACATCTAATATACTATTGTACAGTTCTTTATCTATTGATAGAGATACAGAAAAAGAAGCATTAAAAATTACACTAGATACAAAAGATGGAAAAAAAGTTAAATTTGGTGCATTTGATAAGCCATCATCTGCAAATAGTGCAAATAAAGGAGACGTTGCAGAAGGTATACTAAGCGCCGCTATTGTTGCTAGATTTGTAAATAAAAATAAAAATATTAATGAAAATGATATAAATCATGTTATTGATAAATTAGGACAAAAAGTAGATCAAAATAAAAAAACTACATTAGAATCTCCTAATAAAAACCCTAAAATAAAAGATGAAGTAATATATACACTATCCATGCCAAAGAGAAGTATGGGACCTTTTTTAGATAAAAAATCAAGAAAAGTATTTAAAAATATTTTTTTATCTGCTATTCAATATGCCAATAGTACTATAGTGAAATCTTGGTCAAAAATGTTATATGAAAATAACCGTATTAACAAAATAGAAGTTATTTCAGATGGCCAAGGAGATCAAACAGGGACAAAAGTTGATATAAGAGTAAAAGTAGATAATGAACCTACAGATATTAATATTTCACTAAAAGCTGGTGCCGTTAGACAATTTGCTTCAATTGGTGGTACTACTAATGATAAACCTTTGAAAGCATTTAAAAAATTATTTAATGTGGATGTTACAAATGACATACCTAAATTTGAAAAGCTCGTATACGAATCAAAAATTGAAGATGCATTCGCATTAATTTTTAAAACGGGCAAAAGATTAATAGATCAAAAACTATCCAACAAAACAACAAAAAAAAATTTATTGCAAACTTTAGGTAAAGGTATAGAATTTTTTGCCACATTAAATGAAAAAGATGTTACCTTAGTACAATTAGATAAAAAAGATGCGAAAATTTATAACTTTAGTAATTTAGCTGACAGATTATCTACGCAAACTTTAAAAACAGAATTAATTCTAGATAAAAATAACAAACCTACTTTACGTTTAAATAATCAAATGGGAAAAAATTTAATTCAACTAAGAGTCCGTAAAGAAACACAATCAAGTGGAAGCTTTTATTTCAGAGAGGTTTTGGAAAAAGGACCTGCTTTAAGTGAATTAATATCTATAAGCGCAAAATGAAATCACTCAAATATTTTAAAGAAGAAAGAGATCTTTTGAATGAGCAAGATGAATCTAAACTTGTTCATTTGGAACATGCTGAAGATCATCATATTAATGCTGGTAAGGATGGTTTTAATCATGCATTCAACACTCTTCATCAGACACACGAACTAATAACAGGCAAAAAGTCTGACGCTACTGTAACTACGAAGTATGATGGATCTCCAAGTACTGTATTTGGTCATCATCCTGAAAACGGTAAATTTTTTGTTGCATCTAAGTCAGCATTTAATAAAAATCCAAAGATAAACTATACTCATGAAGATATAGAAAAAAATCACGGGCATGCTCCAGGTCTTGTTAGTAAATTAAAAGCTGCACTTGATCATCTTCCAAAAGTTACAAAACCAGGGAAAGTGTATCAAGGTGATTTCATGTATCATAAAGGAGATGGTGATGTTACCACAAAAGGAGGAAAGCATCATTTTACTCCAAATACTATTACATATTCTACTCCGACAGGATCAGATGAAGGAAAGAAAGTAGATAAGGCAAAGATAGGAGTTGCTGTCTATACTTCTTATTCAGGTAATAAGATGGATAATCTAAAAGTAAATTACAATCATTTGCCTACTGACTTTGGTAGTCATAATGATGTACATATTATTAATCCTGGCATTGATCATAAAACAATTAAACATAGTCCTGAAGCTCAAGAAGAATTCAAATCACATATGCAGAAAGCTGCTCAACTTGGAACAACAATGAAACATGATCACTTAACTCCTGACCATATTTCATTATTAAAAGTACACATTAATAAAACTGTAAGAGAGAACACAACACCTTCAGTGCAAGGATTTCAAGATCATATAACAGCACATCATGCTAGAAAAGCAGATAAGGTAAAAACTGATGCTGCTAAACAAAAACATATCGATACAGGAAATAGATTAAATAATCATGTTGATAAAAACAAAGAACACTTTGATAATACATTAAAGTTACACAAACATCTTCAAAACGCTAAGAATGTACTAGTGCAATCATTTGCTGATAGTCCAAAATTTGAACATAGTGTAAATGGAAACAAAGTTAAACCAGAAGGAGCGGTAGCTGTAATTAATAACAGACCTACTAAACTCAATGATAGAGCCGAATTTAATCGATTGAACTTTAATAACTAGTTACTATCACTTGCAGGGGCCTCATAGGAAATAATAGGTTAAGGTCAACAGAAAGTCAACAGTTCGTTTTAATATAAATACTTTATGAATATAACAGAGATACGGCAATGAAAAAATTTAGCGAACACAATAAGAATCAAGAAGATTCCAAGGAAGAAGTAGCATCAACAGATTTAACAGATGCTAATAATAGTCTAATTGAAAACTTTACTAATAAGTATGATTTATTAGTCAATAATGTTGAAAAAACAAACAATACCGTAAAATTGTTTGAAGATATTATTGGTAAGTTAGATCAATACGTCAAAAAAGACGAACTGTCAGAATTTTTGTTTAGTCAGATAGTTGTTCTAAAAGAACAGTTTGAAGAATTTAAAACAAATGTCAATATTTTAAATGAACAAAAAAACCAAGAAATAACCAATGACGTTGAGTCTATTATATCGCGTGCTAATTTGGTTATTGAAAATGTAGATAAAGAATCTAGTCTCTATAAAAAGAAATATTACGAAGATGCAATTAATAATGACAAAAAATTTCAAGATATAGATCATAAGTTTAGCAATCTTAATTATAATGCTATACAAGAAAAAATTGAAAATTTTAATGTTCAATTAGCTAATTTAGAAGAAGTAACAATACCCAATCAAAATAAAAAAGTTAGCAAATTTATAATAGAGAATGAAGAGTCTATAAAAAATGTAAATGAAACCAACACTAAATTAAAAAATGTTGTTACTGAAATATTATTAGATTTTGAAAATAAAATAGATAACTTATCTGAAACGTTTTTAACAAATGATAAGTTAAATGATACAAATAAAAAGTATAATAAAAAAATTGTTGAAGTACATAATCAAGTAGAAAGAATACGTAAAGATTTTACAAAGGTCGATAATCATTTTACCTTATCAAAAGATCAGTTTAAAGATATAGGCGATAAGCTCAATAGTGTTACTGAAAATATATTCGGTGTTGAACAAAGAATAAAGGCTGAAAGAGATAAACAAAATTATAAAATTGTTGAGGCTAATACTAAATTAGATAAAAAAATTGAAGATGTAGATTCTAAAAATAATGATAAACTTAATGAAATAACTAAAAATTTTGGTACACTAAAAAAAGATGTATCTGCTGATTTAAATGTTATTGGTGAAGAGTTCGATAAAGAAATTGTTAATACGAGAAAGCAATTAGATCGTAAGATTTCAGATGTCAAAATTGAACAAAACAAAGTTGATACAAAGCTCAAAAAACTATTTAATGAAGAAATTAAGTCTGTTTCAAAAGATTTAAAAACAACAAATGTAAAATTTGATAAACAATTAAACAAGTATAAGTTATTAGAAGATAAGACAAAAATTTTAGTTGATGAAGTAAAATTAGTTTTTAAAGATAAAAAATTAGCTGAAATTGATAATAAAATAAAATTTTTAGAAGAGACATTAGAAAAGTTTAATGAAAAAACTATTCTTACAGAAGAGCTTGTAAACAATCCAGCTGAAACAAATAAAGATCCTTTAACACCGTTAAATCAAAATTTTGTTACTTTTGATCAGTTAAAGAAACACTATCAACTGTTTATCAATAGAATACAGCAACAGCTAATGACTGTTGGAGGTGGTGGTGCTGTAAGAGTAGATCAATTAGACGATGTCGATCGCAACAGTGTGCTTAACGCACAGAATGGACAAGCACTTGTTTTCATTACTGAAGCTGCAGGTGGAAATAATAAGTTTGAAGTAAGAACAGTTGCGACTAGTGGAGGTGGTGGTGTTGCTAATGTAGATGCAAATGTTAGTTCTGTTGGTGGTGCAGCTGGTGATATATCAAATGCTCAAATATCAACGTTTGCTGTAGAAGGTGGAATATTTAATAATGGTAATACATTGTTTGGTGATTTAGATGGACCTGTTAAATTTAAAGTCAAAGCATCTGAAGCATTAACGAAAGGTAATGTTGTTTATATTGATGGAATAAGTGGAACTGTTCCAACAGCAGCTAAAGCAAATGCTGCATTATCTTCTAAGATGCCTGCTTTTGGAATAATTGATGCTGATACAAACTTAAATGCTGCAGCTAATATAATAACATTTGGTTCATTAACAAATTTAGATACAGATGATTTTTCAGTTGGTGATACATTGTTTGTTGGTATTACAGATGGTGCATTATCAAATACCAAACCATCTGGTGAAAGTGTATCATTACAAAATATAGGAAGAGTACAGAGAAAACATGCTTCAGCTGGTATTATTAAAGTTGGAGGTGCTGGAAGATCTGCAGCTACACCAAACTTAGATGAAGGTAATATTTTTATAGGAAGCAGTGCTAATTTATCAACAACGATATCATTTAATACACAATCACAAAGTTATCTATCAAAACTTGGTGGAAATATAATTCCAGATACAGATAATGTTTATAGTTTAGGTAGTGAAACTAATAAGTTTAAAGATTTATTTTTATCAGGAAATACATTTGTTCTTGGAGGACTAACACTTAAAGATACAGGTGGAGCATTAGCAGTAACTGATTCATCAGATGCAACTATATTAGACGCTTCTCAATCAACTCCTTCTTTATCGAGTGCTGACTTAACTATTGCAAATGTTGCTGGTTATGCTGGTAATTTAGATTCTAGGCTGACGGGAGCGAATGTTGGAGGATTATTAACTGGTGGTACAGATATTGAAATTACTGCTGGTGGTACAATTAATTTTACAGGATCTGGTGGTTCAGATGCAGTGGCATCAGTTGGTGGATACACGGGAGCTGTTAAAAATACTGATGTTTCTAACATTGTAATTACGTCTGGTGTATTAAAATCAGCCAATATTTCAGATTTAGTTTCAACCGCTAGAGGTTCTTTATCAAAAGCAGATGGAGCTGGTGCTTATAATACAGGCACTGGTGTAATTACAATTCCATCAACTACTGCACATATTTCAGAAGGTACAAATTTATTTTATGCGAACGGTAGAGCTAATTCTACTTTAGTTGCTAATTTAAATTATGCCAATGTAGACTATTTAAGTAACATAGTTAGTGAAACAACACAAATACAATTATCGAGTCCTGCAAACTTTATAAGATTTTATTTTGCAAATCAAACAGCTTTTCCTGCTGCAGACACATATCATGGTGCCATAGCTCATAGCCATGCAGATGCCGCTATGTATTTTGCTCATGGTGGTAATTGGGTTAAAATGACTGATTCTGTTCAATTGGCAGCTGTTACTATTGGTGGATATTCGATTACTAGTGGTGTTACAAATCCACAATCTAATTCACAAATTTCAAATATTGTTATTTCGTCTGGGGTATTGAAATCAGCAAATATTTCTGATTTTGCAACAACTGCTAGAGGTTCTTTATCAAAAG